ATTATCGATTACGCTGTCCACGAATGGCGGGGATTTGTTGATACCACGCTGGCTGAAGGCCAGGACAGTCAGTTAATGAGCGCATGGGAGGAGTACCAGAGCTGGAGCCGTGAGCAAAGCGAATGGCTACAGAGCGACCGCAAACGTGTACTGCTTCAGGTTATCTATTACCGGGTTTACCAGCGGATGCCCGTTATTGAACTGAACAATGGTCGTGTCGTTGCCTTCGATAAAAATAATGTGATGCAGGCCGTGGCAGTGGCGACCGGGCGAGTTCAGGTCACCATCGGACGGGTAAGTCGTATCCGTGAGGCCTGGTATGTCGGGCCGCATTTTATTACCGACAGGCCGTGTACTGCGCCGCAGGGAATGTTTCCGCTGGTGCCTTTCTGGGGTTACCGCAAGGATAAAACGGGCGAGCCATACGGACTGGTGTCACGCGCCATTCCCGCTCAGGATGAAGTGAATTTCCGTCGTCTAAAACTGACCTGGCAGTTGCAGGCCAAACGGGTTGTGATGGACAACGATGCCACGGATATGTCCGACGCTGAGGTAATGGAACAGGTAGAGCGCCCGGACGGTGTTATTCGCCTGAATGCGGACCGGAAAAACAAAACCTCCATAGCAGAAGTCTTTAGTGTTCAACAGGACTCTCAGATTTCTAACCAGCAGTTCACGGTAATGCAGGAGTCGGAGAAACTCATTCAGGACACAATGGGCGTGTATGCGGCATTCCTGGGGCAAAACTCCAATGCGTCATCGGGTGTGGCCATCAGTAATCTGGTGGAGCAGGGCGGCACCACGCTTGCCGAGATTAATGACAACTATCAGTTTGCCTGCCAGCAGGTGGGACGACTGCTGCTGAGTTATCTGCTGGAAGACCTGAAAAAACGCCGCAATTATGCGGTGGTTATCAACCGGAACGATAAGCGCAAACGTCAGACCGTTATGCTGAATGAACAGGAGGACGACGGCGAAATGACCAACGATATATCCCGGCTTAACACCTACATTGCTCTTGCACCTGTTCAGCAAACACCGGCGTTTAAAGCGCAACTCGCGCAGCGTATGTCTGAAGTTATTCAGGGCTTACCGCCTGAGGTACAGGCTGCGGTACTGGATTTGTGGGTGAACCTGCTGGATGTACCGGATAAACAGGAGTTTGTTGAGCGTATACGTACCGCGCTGGGAACACCGAAATCCCCGGAGGAAATGACGCCGGAAGAACAGCAGCAGGCACAACAGCAGCAGGAGATACAGCAGCAACAGATGGAACTTCAGATGCGCGAAATGGCCGGAAAGGTGGCAAAACTGGAGGCGGATGCGGCGAAAGCACAGGCTGCCGCGCAGAAGGACGCCGCAGCGGCACAGCTTGATACCGTGAAAGCACAGGGACAGCGTTATGTGGATGCACTGAACCAGGCGAATGCTGCCGACATTCTCACGGGGATACAGAACTCGGAGCAGGAATCAGCACTTTTGCAACAACAGATATTACAGACATTGCAGCAGCGGATAGAAGCGATGCCGCTTTAACAACTTTCGTCTCCCTAAGATACAGCCAGCCTCGCGCTGGCTTTTTTGTTTCTGCCGCTAAGCCCGCTGGTAACAGTGTGCTTAGTCGCAGGGGCAGCGATACGCCTTTTATTTATCAAAATCGGATCTGTCCGACAAACAGACATGCGGGGAATTATGGACTTTGAAATTACAGGCGAAGAAACCCAGGAACAGCTCGAAGAACTCATGGCAAAAATGGGTGACATTGAGGTCGGGGGTGACAACGAGGAATCTGAAGACAGCGCGAAGCATTCCGGCAGCGGGACTTCTGAAACAGTACAAAATGAAACGGGCGATAAACAGACTCCGCCGCCGGGAGTTGGTACTGAGGAAGAGGGACAGCCGCAGGAAGATGTGAAGGGCATTCTCGCCAGAGACGGGAAACATGTCATCCCTTATGACGTTCTTGAAGCTGAACGGGCTGAAAAACAACGTCTTACTCAGCGTTACGAGCAACAACTGGCAGAAGAACAGCGCAAAATTGATTTGCTGACGTCACAAATCAAACAGGCAGGTATGACGCCAGACCCTCTTCCGGAGCAGGCGCGTATTTCTGACGAGCAGATCGCCAGAATTAAGGAAGATTTTCCCGAAGTGGCGAATGCGCTCACCCTGATGGCCCGTAAATACGATTATTTACAGGCACAAGTTCAGGGAGCACAACCGCAACGGGAAGAAAAGGATAACACAGCCGTAACCGCTGCTTTAAACGCAACGCCTGACCTGGTTGAATGGCAACAATCAGACCCGGACAGGTTTGCGCTGGCCGTTCACCTTGACGAGAAGTTACAGACTGATCCCGCATGGAAAGATAAAACGCTGACGGAACGCTTTGCTGAGGTAGCACGACGTACGCGTGCTGCCTACGGTGAAGCGCCTTCCGGGCCGGTCGTGGAACGGGACAACCAGGAGGTTCTTGCTACTGCCGCAGAGACAGTCGCTAAAGCTGATGCTGCGACAACAGTGCCTGATTCACCGTCTGATCTCGGGAACACAGCAGCAGTACCGCAGGATAAATTTGAGCAGTTACTTGGTGCTTCTTATGCAGATGCAGAGGCCGTAATGAGCGGCATGAGCGACGCGGATATTGACGCGATCCTTGAGAAGCTTGGGTAACAAACTAAATCCGACCCGCTGAAAGGCGGGTTTTTCTTTTAATGGAGTAATTTATGTCAACAGTAACTACTGCCCAGGCGAATAAGCTGTACCAGGTGGCACTGTTCACCGCTGCTAACCGCAATCGTTCGATGGTGAATATCCTCACTGAGCAGCAGGAAGCCCCCAAAGCTGTTTCGCCGGACAAGAAGAGTACAAAACAGACCAGCGCGGGGGCGCCAGTTGTACGTATTACCGATTTGCAGAAAGAGCGTGGTGACGAAGTCAGCTTCAGCATCATGCACAAACTGTCCAAACTGCCGACGATGGGCGATCAGCGCATTGAGGGACGCGGGGAGGATTTGAGCCGTGCAGACTTCACCCTGCGTATTGATCAGGGTCGCCACCTGGTGGATGCGGGTGGTCGTATGTCACAACAACGTACCAAATTTAACCTGGTCAGTTCTGCAAAAACGTTGCTGGGAACGTATTTTAACGATTTGCAGGACCAGTGCGCAGTGGTTCATCTGGCGGGGGCTCGCGGTGATTTTATGGCCGATGATGTAATTGTTCCGCTTGCGTCACATCATGATTTTAAGGAGATCATGATTAATGATGTCATGCCGCCAACCCACAATCGCCATTTCTTCGGTGGCGATGCCACATCCCTTGAGGCAGTGGATTCTTCCGACGTGTTCACCCTCAGCCTCGTTGACAATATGGCACTGTACATTGACGAAATGGCGCATCCGCTACAACCGGTTCGTCTGAAAGGCGATGAATTGTACGGTGAAGACCCGTACTACGTGTTGTATGTCACCCCGCGACAGTGGAATGACTGGTACACCAGCACATCCGGCAAGGACTGGAACCAGATGATGGTTCGCGCCGTCAACCGTTCCAAAGGGTTCAACCATCCGCTGTTCAAAGGCGAATGCGCTATGTGGCGTAACATTCTGGTACGTAAATATGCCGGAATGCCGGTCCGCTTCTATACCGGCTCTAAGGTCCAGGTATCGAACAACGATCTTGCAGCCACCACGCAACAAATTGAAGTGAAAACCAATATCGACCGCGCAATGTTGCTCGGTGCCCAGGCGCTGGCAAATGCTTATGGTCAGCGAAATGGCGGGCATTTCAATCTGGTTCAGAAGAAAACGGATATGGATAACCGTACCGAAATTGCTATCGACTGGATCAACGGGCTGAAAAAAATCCGTTTCGAGGATAAAACCGGGCGGATGCAGGACCACGGCGTTATTGCTGTTGATACCGCAGTACGTATCTGATTTTTCCCTCACCTCTCATTCAGCCGGGATTTCAGGCCCGGCGTTTTTAAGGAGTAACCATTATGGCCGGACCTGTAGCAGATAAAGCCGAAGCGGGTGTTATTTACGCGCCTTCATTTCAGGAAAACGTTTATCAGGGGGCGCACGGTAACGAATCCGTCGTGGAAGCTTTTGCTGACCTGAGTGCTGTTGCTGCAAATACGGAAGTGCGTTTGCTACGTCTTCCGATCGGGTTGCGTATCAATGCGGTGCAGCTTGTTACCGGAGACCTGGGAGCAGGCGTCACCATCACTGTAAAAAGCGGTGACCATGAGCTGGTCCATGCAGACGATGCACATGCAAAAGTGGCACATCACTTTGTGGTTGAACCGTATTCCACGCAAACCGACGGTGAACTGCTTACCGTTGTTACTGGTGGTGCTGCGGCAACCGGGAAACTGAGTGTGCTGGTTCGTTATTCCGTGGTTGGCTACTGATAATTGCTGAATACGAAATACCCGTCTGTAACTGCCCGCCTTTGCGCGGGCTTACTTTTTTCTGAGGAATAAAAATGAGCGAGAAAATTGCCATCGTTTATATCGGTGAAAAAAATGTGAAACGTGACACCATTACCGGAAGCCGCGCTGTTTTTCCGCGCCTTAAACCTGTTCATGTGGATGATGATGTGGCGTATCAGTTGCTTGAGTTCCCGGATGTCTGGGTTCGCCATGAACAGATGGAAGCCACGCTTTTGCAGCAGGAAGAAGAAAAGCGGATTAAGGAAGAGGAACTGGCCCGGCAACGTGAGGAGAAGGCCCGCCAGGATGCGGAAAACAGTTTTGTCGTCAACGTTCAGGGAGATGAACTGGATATCAGTAAATATACCTCGGCACATCTGATAACGCTGAGTGAATCAGAAGAGCTTGGTCTGAAAAAAGGGGCCAAAGAGAGTACCGATGACTTCCGTATTCGCGTGCGCGATGCGCTGAAAGCAAGGAGTGTTCAGGATGGTTTCGCCGAATGACTTTCTGCCTTATGTCAGGCGGAATATCAGCGGGCCGCTGAATATTATGATGGCTGATGCTGTGTTGCAGGCGGCCATTACCTTCTGCCGTGAATCGTTGTACTGCCGACGTACTGTCACCCTGAATCCGGAAAACGATGTGACATATCCACTGGTGAGTGAAGATGATCCAGTTTTATGTGCACGGATTATTCGTATCATCACGCCGGAGCGGGAATTATTTGCGGGCATTGACGTTGATATTTCCACGGGGAAATCCCTGCGGTTTACGGTCTCTCACCACCATGTGGAGGTATTGTACGCAATAGCACCACGGGCAGATGCGAAGACTGTACCGGATGAACTGCTGGATTATCCGGAAGTGATTGGCGATGGTGCGGCCTCTCTTCTGTTTATGCAGCAGGGAAAACCGTGGCAGGACCCGCAACGGTCAGAGTATTTTCGCGAAAAATTTGTTGATGGTTATCGCAGGGCCCGGCGAGATGCACTGGATATCAGCCCGGTTTCTCCCTTTCGTAATCCGGTTCGCAGGCAGAGGTTCTTCTGATGATAACAGTTGCAGAAATTATCGGGCGCGTGAGTACGCAGCTTCTGGATTTGCTTATGCTTCGCTGGCCGTTGTCGGAGTTGTGCGACTACTACAATGACGCTGTCCGTGCGGTCATTCTGGCCCGTCCTGATGCCGGGGCATCGGTTGAGACGCTGAAATGTGTTCCCGGCTCGCGGCAGGCATTACCTGCCGGAGCACTGAGGCTCATTGATGTTATCCGCCTGACGGACGGTAACGCGCTTTTACCTGTTCCGCGTGATGTTCTCGATCATGATTATCCGGACTGGCATACCCTGAGTGGTATGCCTGAGCGTTATGTGTACAGCGAAATTACTCCCCGTGTTTTTTATCTTTTCCCGGCGCCGGATGAAAGTGTCAGCATTGATGCTGTTGTCTGTCGTATCCCTGATGCCATAACGATAAGCCGCATGGAGGACAAAACCGAAATACGAATTGATGACGCATATGTGAATCCGCTGGTTGACTGGATGTTGTTCCGGGCATTCAGCAAGGATGCGGCTGGCGGGGCAAATACAGGACAGGCCATGCAGCATTATCAGGCTTTTGCTGATCAGATGGGGATTAAGCAGAACACAGACCGCTTTATGGCACAGATGAAGCAGGCTCAGTTTAACGGAGGTTCAGCGTGAGTATTTTAGTTTCAGGTATCCTCAAATCTCCAGCAGGAGCGGTCATTGCCGGGGCACAGATCACACTGACAGCACTGACCACCTCACCTGATTTACTGGCTGGCGTCAGCGCTTCGGCGGTCACCAGCGATACAGGGTATTACGGTTTGAACGTTTTACCCGGTGCGTATTCACTGACTGTTGCCGTCAACGGGAAAAGTCAGGTCTATGGCAGTTTTCGCCTTGATGGCACCGAAACTACAGTGACGCTCAATATGGTACTGCGCCGTAACCTTGTTCAGGTCAGTATTCCTGATGCGCTTCTGGTTGATTTCCGGCAGATACAGAATAACGTTGCCGATGACCTTGAAGCCATGCGTCAACTTGAATTCCGTGCTTCAGGCAGTGCGGATAATGCAGCAAGATCAGTCGCAGACGCAAGGGGCAGTGCTGAAGCGGCGGCTCGTTCTGAGGTTAATGCGGCAGACAGTGAGAAGAGCGCGGAACAGTTTGCACAGAATTTACAGGATGCAGTCAAAGCAGCGGATCAGTCTTCATCGTCGGCTGCGTTAAGTGCCACAGAAGCAGGAAAAGAGGCCGCTGCGGCGAAAAACTCAGCGCTTGAAGCGGCAAAAGATGCAGCTCTTCTTACGGCTGAGATGATCAGAGAGGAAGTTGCAGAACATGCAGACAGTGCCAGTAAGTCGGCCCTGAATGCATCAGGCGCAAAAGATGCAGCAGAAAAAGCTGCCAGTAACGCCGCATTGTCAGAAAACAATGCGGCAGCCTCAGCGCGGGCGGCCAGGACGAGCGAAATCAACGCTGCGGGTTCAGTGACAAGAGCAGCGGCCTCGGCAGCAGCAGCGCTGGTCAGCCAGAACGCGGCAAAAACGTCAGAAGATGCCGCGTCCGCATCAGCCGTTAAAGCCAGCGTATCGGAAGTCAACGCCTACTACAGCGCCGCCGCCGCGCTTGCCAGTCAGAATGCGGCAAAGGCGTCTGAAGATGCAGCCGGAGTGAATAAAACCGCAACGGAACTGGCCCGTTCGGCAGCACAGGCCGCACTGGAAGAAGCGAGACTGATAGCCAAAACGCCGGGGCCAGTGGGACCGCAGGGCTTACCGGGGGGGCAGGGTCCGCAGGGTATTCAGGGTTTAAAAGGCGATACCGGCCCCGCAGGTCCACGCGGTTTAACGGGGCCGACAGGGCCGCAGGGACTCCAGGGGATTGCAGGTATACAGGGACCAAAGGGTGATACTGGTCTGCAGGGGCCAGCGGGGCTGCCCGGTCCGAAAGGTGATACCGGAGCAACAGGGGCGGTTGGACCACAGGGACCGCGCGGCCTGACTGGTCTGGCGGGGCCAACAGGTCCGGCAGGTCCCGCTGGTGCTACAGGACCGCGAGGTTTAACGGGATTAACGGGTCCGGCTGGCGCACCAGGACCGAAGGGCGATATCGGTCCAGTCGGTCCGCAAGGGTTCACAGGTCCGGCAGGCCCTGCTGGTCCATCTGGTCCCGTTGGTCCACAGGGGCCGCGTGGTTTTACAGGACCGGCTGGCCCTGCGGGTCCGACAGGGTCGGTTAGCGGGACGGTTTATGGCGACCTGACCGTGACGGGCAACACTTACGTCAACGACACCTATATTCGTTCTGACCGCCGCAGTAAACGTAACTTCCGTACAATGGGCGACGCGCTGGACAAGGTGGATAAACTGAACGGCCAGTTGTACGAGGTTCAGACTGGCGGAAAGTTCGTACGTTCTGGCGGTCTTATCGCGCAGGATGTTCAGGCCGTTCTGCCTGACCTGGTTACGGCAGATGAAGATGGCGGGCTGTTGCGTCTGAATTATAACGGCGTAACCGGGTTGCTGGTTGAGGCCGTGAAGGAATTACGGACAGAACTGCGGAAACTCAGGGGGGCGGCATAATGGCGGTTGGCTCAGGCTGGGTTGGTTCTCAGGCCGTGGCAGAAACAGGGCAGCGGTGGATGTCTGCTGCGGGGTCGGCGTTAAGAACCCCGGCGCCGTTCTGGATGAGTTCGCTGGTCGGAAAGTCGGTGGTGGGCGTTGCGTCGTACGCTAATCCCACAGGCCGGGGATATGAGACAGCGAGCTGGTGTTTCCTGGATTCGCAGTATGTGGATATCACCCTGACAGCGCCATTTTCCGGCACGGTTGCAACAAACAACCCGTCTCTTGTGGTATCCACTTCCGATGCACTATTTATTGATAACACCACAGCGGGAGTAACCTGGGGGACAAGTATCACAGCGACCAGCAGGCAAAGGTTCTTCATAGGATTAAGGTTTGTTGTAAGCCGGGATGATACCAGAATAGACCTGCCAAACACCCAATGGCAGCTATTGCTGAACGGCAGTGCGGTAGCGACATATACATCAAACTTCCTTGCATACCGTTCATATGACACAACCATGCCGGATGACTGGTAATCCAGACCAAAGCACAGTGACCGCGAAAGCGGTTTTTTTCGCCAGTTTTTTGAGGAAAAGGTATGGCAACAACAGCTAAAACGGTTGGCCGGGACTGGCAGCAGATAACGGACGGTACACAAAGCGTGCTGGTACAGATATTTGGCTCAGCGGACGTCTGCGACAGCCCTGTAAAACCGGGAGACGACCAGCCCGCGCACAGCTTCAGCAATACCGAACTGACCGTCACGCCGCCAACAACCATGTGGATTCGTTCTTCGTGGTTTGAAGGTAGTGTTCGTGTGGTCGTGTCGTAATAACTGACGAGGTAAAAATGATTATCACAGGAAAAATGCTGTCTTTCGGAACATCCGGAACTGGCAATAGTGGTGATCTCACCACTGTAAAAACAGACGGCACCACTATTACCGGTGATGGCAATACCATGCCATTAGCGCTGGGGCCGGGGATAATTGATGGTGTGGGTGGGTATGCTATGGCGTACTGCTCAGGGAATGGCGCTGGACATGATTCTTATGGGGAAACTATTTGTGGTTCATCTTTACGCCCTACATCTTATGCAATTAGTGGATACCAGGGACATTCTTATGTTGTAGACACCAGCCGCCCACGTTATTTACCAGGGGTCTGGAGATTGTGCTGTGAGGCTATTACTACCACAGGTTCTATTGGCCTATATCAGCGTATTGCATAAGGCAATAATATGAAGATAGTTAACGCGAAAAACGGCGAGTTTCTGGAAAATGGTTTTATTAATGCACTGGTGTATTTTGAGGGCTTTGACAACTTTGTGCAATTCACCGCCTCTCCGGACGACCCGGAGGAACACGGTCGCCATCTCTACGCCGACCTCAAAGCCGGTAAATACGGCCCTGTCGCCCCGTTCACCGTTACCCCTGAAATGCTCACCGCAGCAAAACAGGCAAAACACGCTGAAATCAACGCGTGGCGTGATGCACAGGAAAACGGAAATATTCTTTTTACCCTGAACGACCACAAATGGGACTGCGGCAAAGCCTCACAAACCCGCCTTGCGCCCGTTGTTGCCGTGGCTAAATCCGGTGCACTTCCGCCCGGCTTCTTTTGGACAGACGCCGACAACATCGATGTGCCAATGACCGCTGACGAACTCACCGTGCTGGAAGCCGCAATGCAGCGGAGCATGGTGCTACAGGGCTTCAAAATCCACGAACGCCAGCGCCAGATGAAAGAAGAAGTGGACAAACTAACGGACTATAAGGCGATTCAGGGTTACATAGTGGACTGGCCGGAAGGGAATTAAAAAAAACGGGTGCAGCACAACAAAGCACCCGACAATGCGATAATTAAGCAATACAAAGAATATACATTATAGATAACGCGCCCTAAAACAATTCCTTTAAAACATACACAGATGATGAAAAACAATGAGCCGCTTCACAACTCCGGCAATTCTGGAAATGCTGGGCCACTTCAACTGGCGTGTGCATGAACCTTTTGAGTTCTATCTCAGCGACGACGAAAGCGACGTGATAGAAGTGCCGGCAGGCTTTATTACCGACCTTGCGACCGTCCCCCGTATTTTCTGGATACTCCTTCCCCCGGATGGAAAGTACGCCAAAGCGGCAATTATTCACGATTACCTCTACGACAACGCACTACGTACGAAGAAGGAAGCCGACCTGATATTCCTCGACGGTATGACGGTGCTGGGCGTGCCAAAGTGGAAGAGAACGGTAATGTATTGGGCGGTGCGGATGTTTGGGAGGGGGATGTACTGATCTCAGTGTTATTTTTTCTTATTTATTTTTTCAATCAATACAGGAATAACGTCAAAGCAAACGAAAAACACCACAAAAACCAGAAAGAACGCTTCTAATGTTGCAAATATAGTGTGTGACATAAAGAAACCTCAATATCTACTCTTGTACCTGATGTTGATATCTATCCGTTCTTGCGGAAAAAATCATCGGCAAAAGCTGCTACGATAATAATAACCGCATAGATAACGATAAACCCGAATAGTACAAGAGCAATTGAACTCATAATTTACCCTGAAAAAAGAGGGGCGTTTTGCGGAGCCCCTGAAGAGGTAGTTATAGGTGTTACATGGCACCTGTTGGTGCTCTATGGTAGTACGAGCCTTTATCTTTTCGCGCTTGCTGGTGGTGAGTGTCAACAAAAACAGAAAGTCGGTAGATGGTTGGCGCTATCAACGGGAAGGGGTTGTGAAGGGGTGGGCGGGTGCGTATCGGTAATCAACAGTCATGGCCGTGTAGATACTCATCAACAATGGCTATTACGATGATGATAAGCGCAAAGATCACACCAATCCCGAGCAATATAAGCGCAAATTTACTCATGGTTTTGCCAAAAAAGAGGGGCGTCGGATCATGCCCCTATATATAAAAATAACAACAAGGATTATATGCATGAATCTTATTTCATATGCAGAATATGCGGGTCAAGCCAGTAAAATGAATTGGTGTTATGAGATTAAGCGATAGGTGTGACGCCCGACAACGTGAAAGATTACCTGGAAACACGTTGGGTCGTGTATTCGGGCGTCACCATTCGTTTATGACAGGATCGGGGGAAAACAGCAAATAAAAGCACAATAAAAATTATTCACTTTTGATGATAGTACCGAGGGAACCTTCTCGCGTTTCTCCGACGTTATTGAGTACGACATCAAACGTACCGACCAGTAACACAACAATACAGATAGCCTGCATCACAACCATCAGCCACCTGAAAATAATGAACGGCAATATTTCAGTCCAGTAAACTGGCTTATTAAAAAACGGGATCTTCTTCAACATAGTCAATTCTGCTGGCAACATCCGCACGTTGAAAAGTGAACGCGATCACGGCGGGAACAAGGACGAGGGTACGTATAACAGCTTTCATCAATAATTCATGTGGTAAAAAAGAGGGCCGCTTTCGCAGCCCTGTTGCAACATGGACAGGAACCGACACCTTATGGTGCTCTATGGTAGGTAAATCAAGTGCTTGGTCTCTTTTTCGTGTTTGCAGGTGGTAGTTGTCAATAAAAAAAAGAAGGGGCACCTTCAGCCCCTAAGCATGAGATAGTGGAATTTGAGTCGTTGTTATAGATATGGCGGACTCTCGCGCTACATGTATATGTAAATAAAGTATTGTAGGCAGATAAGGAAATTCGTTGATTCAGGTCAATGAGGAGTGTGCGAACTGGTGGGACCACTCTGGTCGGAGATTACGTTAACCGAGAACTGGCGCTTCATGCCTTAAACAAATAGTAAAAATAAAGCCCACGGAGTCAAACCCGTGGGTTTTTTTGATTAAAGAACCGGAGTAATTCATGCCTGCTATTGATATTATTTCAATGCGTGGTGAAATGCCGCGCGTGTTACCTCATATGTTGCCTGACTCATTTTCCTTGCTTGCGCGGAACTGCCATTTCAGGTTTGGTGTGATTACACCAGTGAATGATGATGTGGAAAGTAACGTCACATTTGGCATTAAACCGGAAACGATTTTTCTGTATCGCAAAGATAAGTGGTTTACCTGGCAGGGCATGGTCGATGCAGTAAGAAGCCCTGTCGCCCAGGACCCTTACGGACGGGTGTATTATACCGATGGTCAGTATCCGAAGGTAACCAGCGCGCAGATAGCTACCTCGGGAAAAGGTCCATATCCCACAACCAGCTACCGTCTGGGGGTTCCGGCGCCGGAAAGCCCGATAATATGTACGATGCTCAATCCTCCGGTATCTGATGAAGAGGATGATCCTACGGATGACGAAACACGCTTTTACACCCAGACATTTGTCACCGCTTATGGTGAAGAAGGTCCACCAGGACCGCAGTCGCTGGAGTTGACGGTAAAAAAGGGCGGTTCCGTTGACCTGTCCATGCAACCGCCTCCGTTACAGCATTCAAATATTACTCTCAGGCGTATTTACCGTTCTGTATCCGGTGGCGGTAACGCTGATTTTCTTCTGGTTACCGAACTTCCGGCAGGCGCACTGTCATTTCATGATGATTTGCTGGCTGAACAACTCGGCCCTGTTATGGAGACCGGACATTACATTATGCCGCCGGACAACATGATCGGTCTTTGCATGATGGCAAACGGTATTGCTGCCGGATTTGCCGGAAACGAAGTAATGTTTTCCGAGGCATTTTTGCCTTATGCGTGGCCGGACAGTTACCGTCAGACTACAGCGGAAGATGTGGTTGCCATTGCTTCCATTGGTACTGCACTGGTTGTTGCCACAAAAGGAGAGCCTTACCTGTTCAGCGGTGTGTCCTCATCAAATATTTCAGGTATGAAATTGCCGTTAATGCAGGCATGTGTCAGCAGAAAAAGTATGGTTGTGATGGATGGTTTTGTGCTCTACGCGGGTACGAACGGGCTCGTTTCTGTGGATGGTTCGGGGAATGCAGTTATAGCTACGGAAAAAATTATCTCTCCGGAACAGTGGCGCGAGATGTTTAACCCATCGTCCATTAACGCGTACCAGTATCGTGGTGAGTATGTGGCCCGTTATACGAAAACGGATGGTAGTCAGGCTGTATTCATTTTTAACCCGCAGGATATGGATATACGCCATATGAGTACAACGTTCGATACCGCATATAACGATGTGGCAACCGACACATTGTACCTGGTTAAAGGGACCGGATTATTTGTGTCGCAGGGCGCAACCACGCCATTGCCTTTTGTCTGGCGCTCAAAAACGTTTATTGCTCAGGAAAATACCAGTTTCTCATGCCTGAGAATAAAAGCTCCATACCCTGAACGGATTGGGATTGCTGTATTTGCCGACGGGCAGACAGTAATTCGTTTACCAGCAGGGGCGTTGTCGGGTTCAGTGTTGAAACTACCGCCAGTGACGGGGCGTGAATGGGCTCTCGAAGTGTCAGGTTTTGGGCAGATTGAGCGAATTACCCTCAGTACATCGATGGCGGAGATGCCAGCATGAGTAAAAAACCGTGGCGTGCAGGAAAGGATCTGGCTGCTGTTGTCGAAAATATGGAGATTGGGACCGGCCAGCGCGGTGACGGAAAAGATGCGTTTGTCACGCAACGCCAGCTTGCAGAACTGAAACTGGCGAAAATGAGTGGTGGCAGTGGAGGTATCAGACTTGCTCCCGGTTTGGGGTGGGGGATCTTCCCTGAGATACCACCTCCTGAACGCCCCACAAAGCCAGAAGGTTTTCAGGTGACGGGCGGCTTTGGCTATGTGCTGCTTGAATGGGTGATGCCGAAATATAACGGTCACTCCCTCGCTGAGGTCTGGCGGGGTACGGAGGATAACCTTTCTGATGCTGTTCTCGTTGGTACAACACCGGGGCAGGTTTACAGCGATTCGGTTGATCCGGGCTGGAAAGGATTTTACTGGATACGGTTTGTTAACTCAGCAGGAGTGTCTGGTCCGTATAATTCACCTGATGGCACTCCGGCAGAAACGCAGATGGATGTGCAGGCCGTGATTGACCAGATACACGATGAAGCGGCTAAATCCCCGATTGTTGAGGAACTGAAAAAGGAAATTAGTGATTCAGCAAAAGCCACGAATGAGCATATAGAGAAAATCAGTGAAGATGGTGGCAAAGCGTTTCAGGCGATGTGGGCGCAGAAAGCCAGTGCTGCCGGAATAACAACAGGTATTGGTATCGTTGCCGGGAAAGACGCGGCAGGTAATCCGATTAGCCAGGTGGCAGTAGCTTCATCGCAGTTGTTTGTTTTTGACCCGAACAATCCAGGTAATACGGCGTACCCGTTTGCAGTGTCTGGCGGTAAGGTCGTGATCCAGAAAGCGGTTATTTATGACGCAGTGGTTCAGACTCTCGCTGCACAGCGAATTGTGGCTGATGAAGTTAAGGTTGGCGCAACGCTGACGGCACCCTATATCAGAAGTGGAACTATCAGTAACGGTAATTTTACTGTTGACTCAAACGGCAACATGAATGCCGTTAATGCGAACCTGAACAATGTTACCTCTCGAGGGGGGACTTTTTACGATCTGAATGCAGTGAGCGGGACACTGAACAATGTTCACATCCTGGAGAACTGTCAGATTGATGGTCGCCTGAGTGCGGCTCGGATTGACGGGGATATTGCGAAGACGTACGTTCTGTACCAGAACAGTGTGTATATTCCACCGCAGATGTTTGATATGAACCTAATATCTCTGGGGGATGGAAGGCCTATTCGTTTTGATGGGGTTGATCAAACACCTATTATGAGTATAGATATTACTCCTCCTGTAGTAACAGAACACACTTCCGGAGGAAGTTCGGGACATGCACATCATAGTTATTCATCTAAAGGCGGCACGTACGCTCAAGTTTTCCGTCTGGAGAAAGGGAGAGCTATAACGCTTTCCGCATGGGAGATTCACACCACCAACCCCTTAAATGGTCAACCTTACGATGGGTATGCTTCGGCGATCGTCTGGATGTCGAAGGCTTGATTACTTACGTCTGAATCAGTAACACTGTCTGCGGGTGCTTTGGGCTGTCTGTCTGAAGCATTCGTGAATGGCAGGCAAGAAAAAGCCCCGAAGGTAATTAATGTTTATTAACCACCAACGAGGCGTTCTCATATGCTAGACACGTATAAGATTGCCTCTTACAGGCCGAAAGGTCAAGGAGAAACGAGGCTATGGAGCCACAAAAACTGGCGCTGTTAGCGCTAATCGTTGTCAGTATCACGCTTCTCGGAGTACTGCTGCTGAATAACAAAACCCTCTGCGACGTTAGCTTCCGAAGCGGCGGAACGGAGGTGGTGGCTCACATGGCTTACGAATCCAGGTAAGAGCTACGGCGGGGGAGAAATCTCCCGCCACTCTTTACCGTGTTGAACATAGCTTTAAAGCACCCTTTTAGCCCCGTTGCAGGTTTCTGTAGCGGGGTTTTTATTTGGGAGAAATTAAATGGCGATTATTACCGATGCAAAAAATGCGCGATACGGGGATAACGGTATTATCACTGCGGATGTTCGTTTTGATGATTTATCCACACAGGACGGTACGCCGTTGTATCTGCCTTATATTTCCACGGCACATGACACAGCGGATTTTGGCCCACAACTTTATTCCGATTTGAAGTCTGGCAAATATGGTCCCGTCACCCCGTTTACCGTCACGTCTGAAATGATTCAGACGGCAAAAGACCAGAAGCATAATGAAATTAACGTCTGGCGTGACGTACAGGAAAGTGGCAGCACTACCTTCAGTCTCAATGGTCATAACTGGGACTGCAATAAACCGTCTCAGGAACGTCTTGGCGCAGCCCTTGCGGCCGCTCGCGCAAATATACTTCCTGCTGATTTTTTCTGGACGGATGCTGACAATATCGATGTTCCTGTTAAGGCGGCAGACCTTGAGTCCATGAGTGCGGTAATGGCCGCCACGATGTTTTTGCAGGGCTTCAAAATCCACGAACGCCAGCGCCAGATGAAGGAAGAGGTGGATGCGCTGACTGATTATCAGGTAATCAAGGACTATATAGTGGGATGGACGGATTTGGGGTAAACGGTAAATGACAAAACTCGAACATTATATGCAACGGGTAATGACTGATACTGGCAACCCTGACCTGCTGAACGAAATACATGATGCCTGCCGTAAAAAGCAGGCGTTTTGCTTTGGTGCGCCGGATGGTCAACTGGTCCTTAAACCGATGGTGAAAGACGGTATTCCTTTTGTACTGGTCTGGCTGGGAATTTGCGAGGGTTATGACAGCGTTGCGCGGTATCTGCCGGAGGTTAAGAAATTAACCCGCATGTCCGGTGGCCGCTGGGCTGAATTTCATACCACGCGGAAAGGTTTTATTCGTCTTGCCAGGCGACTTGGATTTGAACGGATAGCGGATGATGAAGATGGGTTCATGGTATTTCGTATTCCAATTTAAAAATACGGTTTCACTAATAAACCTGCTTTGGCAGGTTTTTTCATATAAGGAGCCAGAAAATGGGTAAGGGTGGCGGAGGCAGTAACGAAATCAAGGAAACATCGCAGCAGAAGGCGCAGGCGGAAATAGCTATGAAGCAATGGCGTCTTTATAGCGACCGGCTAAAGCCAATGGAGAACATCTTCATGGGTAAAGTGGACAAACTGAACTACGGGAGCAAATACCAGAATCTGGCCGGAGTAACGAACCTGGGTTATCAGAAACAGTTTGGTGACGTCAGGCACCAGGCCGCGAATCAGCTTACTGCCGCAGGTATCGATCCGGGCAGCGGTAAATTCCAGGAAACGATGAACGATATTTCCGGTGAGCAGGCTATTGGACAGATTGATGCAACTAACCGGGCGCAGTCGTCTCAGGCTGATAAGTACGTCTCCGGACTACAGGATGTGATTGCGCTGGGGGCAGGGCAGAAAGCTGATGCGTTGCAGGGATACAACAGCCTGGCGGAAAACAGTCTTCGTAAGGCAGGCATGGATGCTCAGGCGGCGTATATGCGGCGTCAGGGTAATGCCTCGCTGGTAGGTGCTGGCATGGGTGCGCTTAGTGGTTATGCCATGAATAAATGGGGAGATAAGGGCGGAGGTGGTGGTTCTGGTGCTGGTCCGGGGACTGGTGCTAATGGGCTTCAACATTTTGCCGCTAACGGAGGCTGGTTATGAGTTTTTTCCATAAGGTCACGCACTCACTGAATCCGTTCAGTAAAGGGAACCTCAGAAGCGCCGCTTTTGGTCTGCCACCTGGTGTTGATCCGCGCGATAAGAAAAGTTTCATCATGCCTTATCACAAGGAAGATCCACTCGGTGCTTACAGGGCGATTGAAGGACGCGGGGACGGAAACATAGGCGATAAACACTACGCATCCGACACATTCGCAAAACTTATTCGCGAACAGTATGACGACTGGCTGAACAGATATTACCCGAAGCAAGAGAGGTTAATGGAACTTGGCACCAATAATGAGCTGATGAATGCGCAACTTGGCAGAACCGATGGCATAGCGGCAAACAGTCTTCAGTCTGCACAACTGGGGCTGAATAACCAGATGGCACGTTACGGGACTATCAGGCCGCAGAATCCGCAGGATAACACCCTGGGGCTTCGTTCGGCGCTGGCAATAGCCGGTGCGAAAAATGGTATCCGTGAGGCGCAGCAGGACAGGCAGATGAACATTCTGATGGGCGGGGCGGCGCCGGTACGTCAACAGCTTAATATCGGTGGCGGAAACAACAACGGTACGGGGGCATAAGATGGCATACGGATTACTTGATGCGGCAAACCAGACGCGCAAAGAAGCGTTGCAGGGCCTGGGTGAAGCAGATCGCCTTAATAACGAGCGCGAGATGATGAATAAGCAGATGAAAGAGCAGGCCAAAATGCAGCACAAGCAGAATATTGGTACTGGACTGGCGACTGGTGCGACCACAGGAGCAATGATTGGTTCTGTTGTGCCTGGTATCGGGACAGCAATAGGTGCCGGGATAGGTGCTGTCGCGGGTGGTCTGTTTGGCTCATTATTCTGAGGGGGTGACTTATGGACGGATTTGCACAAGGCTTACTGGCGGGATTCAGTACCGTTGATAATGCGATGCAGAATCGTAAAGCGCTGGGGCTGCGTGAAGCTGCACTGGCACAGCAGCAGAAGAATTCCGATCGTAATTTTCAACTGGCGCAGGATGAGTTTGGGTATCGCAAAGAGACGGACCAGAAGGATTTCGACCTCAAAAAAGAGCGTTACGCGAAGGACGATGAGCACTGGGGCAAAGACTTCGGTTTACGGCAGGCTGAGACAGGTGCCCGGATAGGAATGGAGCGGCAGCGTCTGGGAATGGCAAAAGAGCAGCAGGATTACATGATCGGTCGCCAGAAACACCTTGATGCGCTGGAAGAAGACAAGCCAATAGCACAGGCGGCGTTAAATTCTTATCAGCAGGGCGATTATGGGGCGACAGTGAATTTTATTAATCAGCTTCATGATGGTCATCCGATGAAACAGATGATTAAGTCTGGTTATGCACAGAGTTCCATGAATGCCCTGAATGGGGTTAGGGAGATACTTCAGGGGCATCCTGACGATGCTATTAAAGAACTGAACAAGCCCGATATGTTGAAAAATCTGTCGGTGACGTTCGGTTCCGAACTGTCACAGCGCATCGGTATGAAAGACCCAAAAACAGGGAAAACTATCACTGATGCTCAGATTGGCGCGATTTTACCATCTCCGGATGGTAAAGGTATTGTGCTGGGGCTGGATTTAACTTACGACGACGGCAGCAAATCACATAAGCCTGTAACGGAATATGGTAGTGCTGACCCGCGTGATACTGATGTGTTGAATCTTCCCGGTGAAAAAGCGATTGATTATCTCATGCAACGCAGCGGGTTTGCTTCTGGACTCCAGAACGGGCGGGGACAACTGAAATATATGCAGTCCGATCAGGGTTTATCGCTCAGAGAGAAACAAAAAATTGCGGGTAATACGGCATCGAGCACAGCAAGAGCCGGTGGCAATGCGAGTGAAGCATACGAGAGTATGCTGGGTACGCTGGGTGTTCCTGGCTATAAGGAAAAGGCTCAGCAGACTCAGGCTATAAACACCGCCAAAACGTGGGTTAATAACGATCCGTCGAAACTGGAATTTGCACAAGGGGCGCTTACTCAGATGCCGGAACTGTTTGAACCGGGTAACGAGAAGCAACTTGAAATTTATTTCCAGAATTACCTCAAAACCAAAACGGATCAAGGTAAAACGCAAAGTGCCGTGGTGACTGCTGAAGACTTACGTAAACGCAGGCAGCCGCAACAACAAAGTGATTTTCTGTACGGTTCCGACTGAACCTCTTCTAGTAATTAATCCGCTTCCACATGCCCGGCATTATGACCGGGCTTTTTATTGGAGTTTATATGGCATATCAGCCTGAAATTATGCGTCCTGAATTACAGCGTGCTAACGATAATCGCAATGGATTGAATATTAAGCAGCCTGGTGAAAATGACTGGGCTACAGATTTTTTCAACAATCCGGAAAATGCAGTCGATCGCAGTAAATCATTCGGCTTGGGCGATGTTCTGCCGTCAGTGGGCGTTGGTGCCGCTCAGTCCGTTCAGGGTACAGGTGAACTGGCAAGAGGTCTGGGTGATGGGCTGATTAACAGTCCGGTAAAAACCGCCGCCAGAATAGAGAGTGAATTACTTAAACTATGGTCGCCTGGTGTTTCCACTATAAATGACATTATTCCTGGGGCGGGTGAAAGCGTTGATGAAACCATTGATGCGCTCCCTGATGGTAAGAACGCGGTAACTGACGCGATAGGTAAAGGACTTAAAGTTACCGGGAAGGGTGTGAGCGATGTTGCTGGTGCTACCAAAGACTGGTCTTACGACAAGATGTCGCTGGGCGCACAGCGGGCGCTGAATACCCCGATGAGCGAAGGCTGGGATGATTCTGCTGTATGGGTGGCAAAGGGTACAAACCTGATTGGCAGCCTGTTACCCGATCTGGCGGCGGGAGGACTCACTAAAAAGGTCGGAGAAGTTGCGCTGAAAAAAGCGTTGACCAGTGGACTTGAGAAGAAATTTATTGCGTCCGGACTGGCACCAGAAAAGGCGGGCATTCTGGCAGCTAAAGCTGTTGAAGAAAAAATGCCTGATTTGTTCCAGGCAGGAATGATGACATCTTCTACCGCCAGCGCTCAGGGTTCGACAGCCATGAATGCGGCTCAGTCGATTCTTAATGCTGATTACTCCGAGCTTTCAAAGTCGCCAAAATTCCAGGAAGCGTTTTACGCTATCGATGATGACCCTCAGTATGCTGAACTCAGCGACCGCCAGAAGATGGATATGGCGAAAGAGCGTGTTGCTGATGAGGTGCGTACACAACTGGCAACAGACCCACAGTCGCTGATAGTCAACGCGCTGGCGGCAAAGCTGGGTGATGCTCAACTGGTAAATCTGGCATTACGCGGAACGGCAAAAAGCGTTACCAGCGGTATTGCACGCAACATGGCAGAACAGGCAGGTATTAACGCCGTGCAGGGTGGCTTCTCCCGCTATCAGGAAAACGCAGCGCTGCGTGATACTGCCGGAATGGATGTGCCTGAATGGCAGGGCGTGGGAGAAGCAGCTTTTGAAAGCGGAGTTATGGGCAGCGCTTTGGGTGCGCCGTTTGGTGCAATTGCAGGTCATCGCGGTAAACGCCAGGCAGAAGCCGGAGTAAATGCCAGAAAAGACGCATCCCGTCAGGCTATGGATGAAAAAGCCGCTCGTGCTCAACAGATGGCTGAAAACTCCCCGCATACAAAGCCCGTCGATCCCGTTGAAAGTTACCGCCAGCAGTTTTCCGGTCTGAGCCGCGACGAACTCCTACAGCATTATGCCGATGCCGACCTTGCGCACGAAAATGAGGTTGATGCGGTATACCGTAAACATGCGGCCAACGGTCTTCTCAAAGAGATGGATCGCGCTGACCAGTTGAAGGGTGTTGTTGATGAAATGCAGGGTAAGCCGCGCAATGAGGTACTGAAGGAATACCGTGATCTCAACGAAAAAGATAAGCGCAACGAGACAGAACAAATGCGCTGGGAAGCTGCACGTCAGGTACTGAAACCTCAGCCGAAAGCACCGACAGAACAACCGCAGCCTGCACAGAATACTTCCTCCGAAAATACTGCACGTCGTCCACTATATGATGCAGATAATCTTGATGTTCCGGCGTTTATGCGTGATCCGCGCTTCCGTGATTTCACTGACGAGCCATCGGAGGTTCAACAGCATCTGACCCGTGGTAACGCGCCGACGCCGGAAGAACTCGTTCATGAGCAGATGACTAAGGGGGATGCGGGACCCACTGAGTATGAGATGGCGGAGCGTCCCCGCTTACCGCCGCCGGGTGATATTCATCCGGGACAGGGCTATCCGCTGCCGGGTGACGTACGTCATTTGCCTGATGAATCCCCCGCTGGCCGTGGTGGGCGTTACACCACGACTGGTGAGGTTCGGGGGCAAAGCTACGAGAAAAGCCGTCAGACTGTTGCACCTGAAGGCGTGCAGCGTCAGGGTGAAACACTCCAGAGTGAGCAGGAGTACCGTGAGTTGCCAGCGCCTGAACGTCAGGGATTACCGCGACCGGAAGAGCCAGGGCATACGTCGCATGAACAGGGTGGTATGGCAGCGAGGGAACCCCGTGATAGTGAGAAAAATCTGCTACAAAAACCGGAAAAGGCCGGGCAACAGCAATCTGCTACTGAAAAATCCGGCGAAAAAATTGATGATTTTGGCGAAGTGATCCACGGTGCTGTCAAGCATCGCCGCGCGGCACTGGCTGAATCAATGAAGGAAGAAAAAACAGCGGAAGATTATCACACACAGCCGTTCAGTAAGCTGTTCCCTAAGCCTGACTATGAAAAAATGGCTGGCGAAGGGACGGACAACAAAACGCTGGCGATGCTGGCGCTGTTACGCAACATGATACCCGCAAAGCCCCGCGTGCCTCATCGCCTGAATCGCTGGGCAAAACAGGTTGAGGAAGTGCGTGATACTGCCGGACAACTGCTGGATGGCAGTCTGGCCGCCGATAAATTCATTGACCGTATCCGCAAGGAAAAAGGCTCACACTATAGTGAAATAGTGAACACCTGGGAGATGTTACACCGGCTGTCACCTGCGCAACTGGAGCAGGCAGCGGGCTATCGTGTCAAAACCAACGCCTACAGTATGTTCAGGGGAGAGCAGTATAATCCGCCGAAAGTAGTTCACTCGCTGGAAAACGAGAAAGGCCGCAGCATTCTGGACTCAGAAGACCTGAAGGATCTGAATAAAAAAGCGAAGGCGTATTTTGACCAGCAGGCCGCTTCACCAGAGCCAGCCGACAGCAAAACTAAACTGGATATTTACCAGAATCGCCGTACCGGGGAAATCTTCATTGCGTACGGTAAAAACAAAACCTCGCTTCAGGGTGGTTTTAAAACAGTTGCAGAAGCCCGTGATTATGCGAAAACCAGGCGTGCTGAGTTGCTGGAAAAGCTGAACAAGTTGCGTGAACAGTCCCGCGAGGAACAGCGTAATGCTTCCAACCGTGACCGTAACGGGCCCGTTCGTCGTGGCGGTGAAATGCATACAGACGTTAATGCGCTGAGAAACATAAGCGGTTCAGGAGCCGGATACAGTGAAAAGGCGGCGTCATTTAAACGCAAAATCGCGGCGAGGATGAATACAAATGATGCATTTGCTTTTAACCGTCTGATGGATTCTCGTTTTGCCAATGAACGTGAACGCGGAATTGCTATAGCAGAACGAGTTGCAGCCACGCTGGAGCCTGAGCAAAACGTTACGCCAGAAAAGTTCAGTGATGCCTTTGGTTTTCGTGGCGTACAGTTTGGTAACTACGTGGAAGGGCCGCGCCGTCAGTCTGACCTTAATCGCGCATACGATTCGCTGATGGATATGGCGGACGTGCTGAAGGTTCCGGCAAAGGCGCTTTCCCTGAATGGTCGTCTTGGCCTGGCATTTGGTGCGCGGGGCAAGGGGGGCAAAAATGCCGCCGCCGCACACTATGAACCGGGCGCGGTGGCGATTAACCTCACCAAAGGTAACGGGGCTGGCTCTCTTGCGCATGAGTGGTTCCACGCGCTGGATAATTATTTTGGTCAGTATGATGTCGCTAAGGATAGTGATGTTGGTTCCGGTGGTGAGTATATGACTGAGCGCCATCGCAAGGTAAGACAGAGGGATGGTAATACGTATGTCACTATTGAACATCCGGTGCGTCAGGAAGTTTATGACGCCTTTAAGGGCGTGATGAAGGCGATTAAGGAAAGCTCCCTGCCTGAGCGTTCCCTGCGTCTTGATGATGTTCGCAGCAAGCCGTACTGGTCCACTGATATTGAGATGGCGGCACGTGCCTTTGAGCGTTATGTGCAGGATAAGGCCAAATCTGCTGGCGTTGAGAATGACTTCCTGGTGAATATCCGTAAGGCCGATGACCACGGCTCGCCTGATACCTACGCCTATCCGACGAACGAAGAACTGGACGGCGGTATTCGTCAGGCATTCGACCACCTGTTCAGCACCCTGAAAACCCGCGAAACCGATAAAGGTGTGGCGTTTTACTCACGTGAAAAGGGCAATAAGACGTTGCGTACTCCCTGGCAGAAAGATTTTCCCGATGTAGTGTTACATGCCCGGCTGGGGGATGCGACGGCGCACAGGGATTATGAGGCGGCGAAAGGTGGGGATAAGGATGCTGCTTATCGCCTTGTGTCTGAGATTCTGACAAAAGATGCTGTTGAAAAAATTCGTAATATCATCGGTAATCGTGAGGTTCTACTGGCTGCTGTACATGCAGAAGAGGCTTCCGGGCGAAATAAAATTCCGCAGGCAATGGCTGACATACTTGGTAAGGTTCTGCATCAGGAGGTAGATGACAGTCTGGTCCAGACGAAACTCGTTGGTCGTACCGGACAGGACGGTTTTGGTCGTCTGGCAAACCAGCCTGAGTTTGCCGGGAACGTGCGCAGCGATTTACCTTACTTTATCCTGGACGATACGCTGACGCAGGGTGGTACGCTGGCCGGGCTGAAAGGTTACATTGAGTCTCATGGCGGGCGTGTCATCGGTGCCAGCGCATTGACGGGCAAACAGTATTCCGCCAGAATGGCACTATCACCGCAGACATTATCGCAGTTACGGGAACACTTTGGAGGAACCGGCCTTGAAAACTGGTGGAAACAACAACATGGCTACGGCTTCGACGGACTCACCGAGTCAGAAGCAAACTACCTCCTTCGTGCCGGGGATGCTGACAAAATCCGAGATAGAGTCCTTGCAGCGCGACAAACAGGAGACTCACCAGTATTATCAGAAGCTCCTGGAGACGGCAGACCTCTCCCACCTGATGTAAAATCCAGATTTGCGCAAAAAGCCTCCGAAAACGGGGGCTTTTCTGTTATTGGCGACGGCAATTTACTGTCCGAAAGCGGCCGCAGTGCTAAGGCTGAGTCTGAGGGCAGTAGTGTACGCAAGGTGAAAACCGTTGCCCGTACCGTGATGGACCGCATTAAGGATAACGACCTGAATGTTCGCGTGGTGAAATCGCAGGCAGAAGCGGCAGAACTGGCTGGAGAATCGCTGGATAAACACGGCAAAGTTCACGCCTTCTATCGCCCTGACGAGCATGAAATCGTTCTGGTGGCTGACAACCTGCCAGATGGTCGTACGGTACGTGAAAAATTACGTCATGAGATTATTCACCACGCGATGGAAAACGTTGTCACGCCTGCTGAGTATAAAACCATCATTGATAATGTGCTGAAAACCCGCGACAGCAATAACGCCACGATTAAGGATATCTGGCGCAAGGTTGACGCCTCGTACGCTGATGAATCGCCACAGGTGCAGGCGGGTGAGTTTCTGGCGCATATGGCGGAGAAGCACACGCCGGGTAAGCTGGGAGCTGCATGGAATCGCGTTGTCGCGCTGATTAAAGCCGTATTGCGTCGTACCGGGTTGTTCCAGCCGTCAGACCTCAATGATATTGGTTATGTCTGGGATACCATCCGCACGTTAGGCCAGCGCGTACGTAAAGGATATGTACCACGCGAAGGTGGCGATGTGTCGTACTCACGTACGGGTAAACCTGATCCATTCCGGGTGCCGGAAGGAGATGGGGAACGGTATCGCCGTGATTTAGCGAAGGCTGTAAAGTCTCACCGCTCATCCGATATCAGCATTACGATAGGCCGTACCCCTCCGGTACTTCGTCATATTGGCGCACCTGATCTACCGCTGGTGATATCCCGCGATACCGTGCGTAAGGCTACGAATAGCGTGAAACACGATGTACCGATGGAAGTAATAGAACAATTGCCGGAACTAATGCATGATCCCGATGCTGTATATCAGTCAGCCACTGAAAAAAATGCGGTCGTGATGCTGTTTGATGCCGTTGATAAAAATGGCGATCCGGTGATTGGTGCGGTGCATTTAAAAGCGGATAAAAAAGGGCTTGAGATTAATAAGGTTGCATCTGTTTATGGAACGAAAGGCGGGGTTCGGAAAATAAATAGTATGGATAATGCAGGCTTAGCCCTGTATAAAAAACAAAACCCCGACGATCAATCTGCCGGGGTGCTTCAATTGCACGGGGACAGTGACCATCAGGGTTCGGTTAATAAGATACTCTCTCCCGACGATATCCGCAAGGGGCCATATTACTCCCGTTCCAGAAGCGCACTTTCGCCAGAAGAAACACTTTCCGCGCGATTCGTTCGAACCATGCAGGATAAGTTCCAGGTACTGAAAGCGGTTCAGGACAATATCCGCAAATCCGGCGGTAAACTCGATGACAGTAACGATGTGTATCTGGCTGAAGAGTTGTTCCACGGTAAGGCCGAAAATGACCTGAACGTGATGAAGGAGCGTTACGTTAAGCCGCTGGCAAAGCTGCTGGCAGAATATGACATTCCTCAGTCTGCCCTTGATGAATATCTGTATGCCCGCCACGCGCCTGAACGTAATGCCCATATCGCGGAAATTAACCCAAAAATGCCGGACGGCGGATCGGGGATGACGAACGCGGAAGCGGCGGGGATTATGGACAGGGTGCGCCGTAGTGGTAAACAGGCGCAGTATGACCGTCTGGCCGGAATTGTTGATGACATGCTGGCGCGTCGCCGTGAGCTGATTAAGTCCGCAGGGCTGGAAAGTGAGGGTACTGTTGACGCCTGGCAGGATACCTATAAGCACTATGTGCCACTCAAGGGGCAGGATGCAGACGGTACGGTATTGCCACGTACCGGAAGGGGCTACGTGGTCAGTGGCAAGGAAAGCAAAATGGCAATGGGCCGTAAGTCTAAGGCTCAGTCACCATCGACGCAGGCCATTCAGGACTTAACTGCCTCCCTTATCCGTAACCGCAAAAACGAAGTGGGTAACGCTCTGCTGAAACTAGTGCAGGATAACCCGGACAAGGACTACTGGCAGGTATTCACCGACCAAAAACCGGATACCACGCGCCGGATTGTGGAGAAAAATGACCCGGCAACGGGTGAAACAATTCGCCAGGTTGAAGAAGCGCCGGTAGCAATGGCATTGATGTCAGACAAGTATTTTGCCACCAAAAAAGACGGCAAAACATACTACATCAAACTCCATGATGAGCGCCTGATGCGGGCGATGAAGAACATGGGGCCGGAAACGGGTAATGCGGTGATCCAGACGCTCGCCAGGGTAAACCGCTTTATGTCTGCGATGAATACCAGCCTTAACCCTGAATTTCTGGTCAGTAACTTCGTTCGTGATATGCAGACGGCGGTGATGAACCTGAAAGCTGAGCAGGGACGCGACGACGGCAAACTCAATGGCCGGGATATTGCAATGAAGACCGTCAGGGACAGCGGTATTGCCATGAAAGCGGTATACGCCAGTCTGCGGGATAAATCACTGAGCGGTGCGGGCGCTGACTGGCAGAAAACATGGAAAGAGTTTGTTGAGGATGGTGCAAAAACGGGCTGGTTCCGCATGGAAGACCTCAACGGGCAGATGAAGGAAATGGACCGTCTTGTGGCGCTGGCAAAAGGCGGCTGGCAGGGGCAGGGTATAAAGTCCTGGCATTCGTTCACAAAACTGGTTGAGGACGCCAACAACGCAGTGGAAAACGCGCTGCGCCTTTCTGCCTATAAACATGCCAGGGATGCGGGATTGTCCCGCGCTCAGGCGGCGTCACTGGCGAAAAACATGACGGTTAACTTTAACCGGCGTGGAGAGCAGGGTGTGCTGCTGAACTCGCTGTATATGTTTGCTAACGCAAGCATTCAGGGTACGGCGAATATGATGCGGTCGCTGGCGCACCTTAATGGCAGTGGCCCGTTACTGGAACGGTTGCGCTGGGGCAATCTCAACATGGCGCAAAAGCTGGCGCTGACAGCGACGGGAGCCGGGTATCTTCTGGCTTCCCTGAACCGTGCTGGCGCCGGGCAGGACGGTGACGGTGAGAACTGGTACGACAAAGTACCGGACTACGTGAAAGAGCATAACGTCGTCATCATGAAGTCGCTGTTTGGCGGCAAGGCTGGCGAATACTGGAGTATCCCGTTGCCGTATGGTTACAACATGTTCTACCTGCTGGGCAGTACGGCGGAAGGCGTGACGCGTGGCAATATGACAACATCAAAAGCGGCGGGTAATATTGTCGGCGGTATGCTGGGGGCGTTTAACCCGCTGGGTAGTGAAGACTCGAAAACACTGACGGGTACGCTGTTCAAAAATGCCGCGCCAACCATTCTTCGTCCCGTTGCTGATTTGTGGGCGAATGAAAACTTCATGGGTACGCAGATTTACCAGGAGAACTTCCCCGGAGGTACGCCGAAACCGGAAAGTACGCTCGGCAGACGTTCAACGCCGGAAGCGTATAAGGCGTTTGCGGGCTGGCTTAACAGTGTGAGTGGCGGCAGCCAGTACCGTTCCGGGGCGCTCGATATCAATCCTGATAAAATGAAGTACTGGATTGATTATGTATCGGGCGGTATGGGGCGATTTGCGGGTAAAACCATCGATGCCGCCGCTAAATCGTACAGCGGCATTGATATTCCACCCCAGCAAATCCCGTTCCTGGGAAAAATTTCAGGGAAGGTTATGCCCTATGCCGACCAGCAGGCCATGTATGAGCATATCGACGAACTGCGCCAGTATGACGCCGAACTGAAAACGCTGCGGGGTACTGACCGTACGGCTTTCCTCAACAAATATCGTGGTCAGATATCGATGAACGGTATAATTCACCAGTCGCAAATTCAGCTTAAAAACCTGCGTAAGCAGCGGGACGAGATTTATTCAGATCCAACGCTGACAGCCAGGCAGCAGGCTAACAGGGTACTGATGGTTGAGCAGAACATGAAGAAGGTCGTGGACCGGTTCAACCGCGAGTACAGGGAGAAGGTGGGAAACTGACAAGATAGTGAAGGCACTGACCGGGGGCCAAGCCTCCGGTCACGTGTATCAGAAAGCTGAAGGCATCACAAAAAATTGTTGGTATATTAGCTTTCGATAAGTATTTAACATATTGATTTTAAAAGGGTTGGAATATTGCTGATATACCAAGAATTAATATTAACTCTTTGATATTATTTATATTGTAATCGGTCTTGAAAACCGGCGACCCGAAAGGGTTCCAGAGTTCGAATCTCTGCGCTTCCGCCAGATTAAACAAGGGGTTACCGAAAGGTAGCCCCTTTGTTTTTTTAGGCGCTATAGAATATAGTTAGAAAATACTGTTAGAATATTTCCCGAAAAAACGGACTACGCGAGTCTTTAGTTTCTTTTCGTTTCCCGATGTGTCTATTTATTGAAGATGTAGGCCATTCTGGGAGGTGAAGGATGCCCCATCTCTTTCAGAATAATGTTGGTATATTCGACAACAGGGCCTCTTGGATGATTTTTTTCTTTATCCTGAAGATGGGTCAGTGCATGTACAACTTCATGAATAAATGAACGTTTTGTGTCAAAAAGTTGTGGTCCTTCGTTACTTTCATAATGTTCGGTATATGAATCATCAGAATCGTCCAGATTGAGACAAATAACTTTCCTGCCTTCTGAAAGTTTGAAGTGTTCCTGAGCCACGGTAGTTTCAAAGGCTTCGCCTGCCCCCAGTAGCCAGCGCTGCTCCACATCATGTAGTTCTTTTTCATATGCGTAATTCATCAGTCTGCGGAATGTTTCGCTTTGGGTATACGCATTTTGAAGTACGGAGGATAGTTCATCGTAGCATTCGTCATAAGTGTCGTCATCAATTTCTGTATCAGGGTCTATTCCACCCGCGCCTGAGATAAGGTACTCCACCACACACTCTGGCTCCAGACGGAATTCACTGTTTATGGCAAGGCTGTCATGAGCAAGGCGTAGCCGTGAGGGGTTTGGTGCATGTTCGGGAATATCGGGGAAAACAGGTGTATCTGCGGTATTTAATCCATATGTGGATACTCCGCTTTGAGGTATTAATCTGTAGGTGACCGGAAGCATAACTTCTTATTTCCTGACTACAATTATGAATTATTTAAATTAAACAATAATAGTGTTTTTAGTTAATGTGCCACATACAGATAACGCTATGATTCAGACAAAGCCAACAAGTAATACGCTGAAAATGTTATTTATAATGAAACTTAGGGGCGGGGTTTATTTAATAAAACAAGGGGGCCTCTGTTTGAATACTTCTTGTTTATAAAATCCCTTTATCTCGACTAAAATATCGGATGGGGGAAAAGAGTTCTATCATTGTAATCCGGGAGTGGAGTAGGGGTATGTTGACTACCTGTCAGATCGGCTCCTGTTAATGCTTTCGCTAAAGTTAGAGCTATCTTATCTAATTTCGCACCATTTAGTTTGGTGTCAGTTAAGTCTGAGCCGAATAGAATTGCAGCGGTTAAGTTTACACCGGACATGTTAGCGCAAGTCAGGTCTGCGTGAGTCAGGTTTGCTTTAGTCATGTTTGAACCCATTAGATTTACAGCGTGTAGATTTGCACAACACAAATTTGCACCGACTAAATTTACATTAGATAGATTTGTTTCACGGAAATCTGCATCAGAAGCATCTATGTCTGACAAATCTTCCCCCTGGAAATCTTTATGAGCCAGGTTTACTCCGCGCAGGTTCAGAAAACCATCCTCGGTTATAAGTGAATCAGGCTGTTGTATATTATGTTTACTCATCAGTTTTAACATTCGACATACATTCCAAAATCTCTCACTATCAACTTTATCCGTTACAGTTTTTCCATTTTTGTTCACTTCAATAATGACCATGGGATCCGTATTTTCGGATGCTGCTCCACATGACAGACATATAGTACACCCGTTGACATCCTCCAGAAATATTTTATTACCATCGAAGAAAGCATTTTTATTTACATATAATAATGATGTGGTCAGTTTTCCAATTACCTCCCGAAAGCATCTTTCATTGCTTCTTCTTACTCCACCACAGGTAAAAAAATTGACAAACCATTCCAGTATACCGCGTGGTGAAGTTGCACTTTTCATTGCTTCTTTCGTACCGGTACCGGCCGCATGCAAATATCTTAATATATTTTCTGGGGACGCGTTAGTTATTGGCAT